TTGCTAAAATGTACAGGAAAGAGGTATCGATATGCTTCGTAAGTTAAAATTATATGGACAATTAGCAGAATTTATCGGACATAAAGAGTTCGAGATAAAAGTAAATAGTGTTTCTCAGGCTGTAAGTTTTTTAATACATAATTTTCCAGAAGTAGAACGCTTTATGGGTCCAAAATATTATCAAGTAAAAGTTGGTAATTATGATATTGACGAGAGTGAATTATCGTATCCCGTAGGGCAGGAAGATATACATTTTATTCCAGCTATTAGTGGTGCTGGTAGAGGTATGGGAAAAGTACTATTAGGTGCTGCCTTGATTGGAGGAGCTTTTTTATTTACACCATTAACTGCAGGATCATTTTTTAGTCCGATTGTTGCACCTGGATCTTTTGCAGCAGCTATGCCATTAACAAAGGCAGCTATAGGAATTGGTGCAGCATTAGTTTTATCAGGCGTAAGTGATATGTTATTTCCCTTACCCGAACCACAAAAATTCAATTCAGAAGAAGATCCACAATTATCTTTTAACTTTAGTGGCATACAAAACACATCAAGAGCAGGTACTCCCGTTCCAATAGTTTATGGTGAAATAATTACAGGAAGTGTTGTAATAAGTGCAGCGATTGACACTAATCAGGTGGAAGGATGACAGACGAAACTAAGCTTATTAGAGGAGCAGGAGGGCCACCTGCCCCACCACCTCCTCCATATCGTGCTCCTGATACTTTACATAGTAGAAGTTTTGCTACTGTTCAAGATCTGATTTCTGAAGGAGAAATAGAAGGGTTTGCTAGTGCATCGAAAGAAGGTCTTACAAAAGGCACAACTGCATATGATAATGCAAGTTTAAAAGATGTATTTCTTGATGATACTCCAATATTAAATTCAACAGCTACAAGTGCTAGTCCTGCCGATACCGACTTTAATTTTCAAGATGTAACTTTTAAATCTAAGTTTGGAATTTCAAATCAAACCGCTATGAGTGGCATTCCTAACATTGATGAGAGCAGATCGCCAACTGCTGTTGGGGTTAATGTTGTTAATGCCGATGGAACTGATAGTGGAGGTATTACAGGTTCAGTAACAAGGCAAATTACAAACACAGATGTTGATGCTGTTATTGTTACTGTGACATGGCCTCAGATTCAAGTTTTAGAAGATGATGGTGATATTAGAGGAGATACTGTTGAGTATAAAATACAAATTCAATATCAATCTGGAGGTTTTGCAGTTCCTTCTGGATTTCCAACTTCACTTTCAGTTAGTGGTAGAACAGCAGATGCTTATGCAAGAGATCATAGAATTACTTTAGATCGTTCTAGGATAGATGCTGGAACAGCTTTTCCAGTTGATATTCGAGTAATTCGTGTAACAGCAGATAGTTCAAGCGATCAAAGAATAAATACTTTTCAATTCACTAGCCTTCAAGAAGTTATAGATAACGATTCAACTTATAACAATAGTGCTTATGTTGCTCTTCGTTTAGATAGCAAACAGTTTAATCGTATTCCCACAAGAAAATATCGTATTAGAGGAGTAAAAGTAAGAATACCAGGGGCAGGTGCATCTAATTCTGGTACTCCTACTGTAGTTAAAAATCAGGCTGATGCAGATGCTTTAGGACTTGGCACTGTTAGTAGTTTTGGTTTTATACATTATCCAGATGGTTATATATTTAATGGAGTGATGGGTGCTGCTGTTTACACCAACTGCCCTTCAATGTGCTTATTAGACCTTCTCACCAACACTAGGTATGGTTTGGGAGATCATGTAACAGACAGTAATTTAGATTTATTTAGTTTTGTAGCTGCTAGTAAATATGCAAACACATTAGTAGATGATGGTTCTAATTCAAATACTAAAGAAGCAAGATTCAGTTGTAACGTAAATATTCAAAGTCCTAAAGAAGCATTTGCAGCAATAAATGACCTAGCTGGTGTTATGAGATGTATGCCTATATGGTCTGCTGGATCTATAACAATATCTCAAGATAAACCTTTATCAGCAAGTTATTTATTTAATTTAGCCAATGTAGGACAAGAAGGATTCATTTATCAGGGTAGCAGTTTAAAACAACGTCATTCTGTTATTTCTGTTAGTTATTTCAATATGGATTCAAAAGAAGTTGATTTTGAAGTAGTAGAAGATGCAACAGCAATATCAAAACTTGGAACAATAGTTAAACAGGTAAAAGCATTTGCCTGTACCTCCCGTAATCAAGCTGCCAGATTGGGCCGTGCAATCCTCTTCGCTGAACAAAATGAAAGTGAGACAGTTACATTTTCAACTTCAATAGATGCAGGAGTTGTAGTAAGACCAGGTTCTGTTATTGAAATAAACGATCCAGTAAGAGCAGGAGCTAGAAGAGGTGGCAGAGTTTTATCTGCAACAACCAGTTCTGTAACTATTGATGCTGCCGCACAAACAACCTTGCCTGATCCAAACGATAATGCAACTATTAGTGTAATTTTAGAGGATGGAACAGTTGAGGTAGGTTCAGTTTCTGTCATAGGTGACACTATGGTTGTTGACAGCGTTACAAAGCCAGACGGAACTACTGCTTCTACTTTTTCATCTGCACCTCCAGTAAATTCTCCATATCTTATATCCAGTGATACCTTACAAACTCAGTTATTTAGAGTTATTCAAGTAGAGGAACAAGATGATATTAACTATGTAATTACAGCTTTATCGTATGTTGAAAATAAATATAATTTTATCGAAAACGGAACTGCTCTTCCTACAAGAACAATATCTTTATTAAATGCACCTGCATCTCCTCCAAGTTCTTTAACAGTTACAGAAAAAACAGTTGTTATAAACAGCATTGCTAGAAGTAAATTAATTATTGATTGGCAACCAGTAAAGGGAGTTACTCAATATCTTGTTAACTACAAATTACAAAATGGTAACTATGTATCTCAAGTTGTATTTAGTAGTGATTTTGAAATTTTAGATACTGTCAAAGGCACTTATGAGATTCAGGTATTTTCTTATAATGCAAGTTTACAATTATCTTCTCAGTTTGCTACTACAACTTTTGTAGCACAAGGTAAAACAGCATTACCAGAAGATGTATCTAATCTAACTATTGAACCTATTAATGAACAGTTTGTAAGACTTAGATTTACACAGGCTACAGCTATAGATGTTTTACATGGAGGTAGGGTTTATGTAAGACATACAAACCAAACTGGTGGTGCAGCAACTTTTCAATCAGCACAAGATGTTATTGAAGCAGCAGCAGGAAACGTAACAGAAGTTATAGCACCAGCTTTAGCTGGAACGTATCTTCTTAAATTCCAAGATGATGGCGGTAGATTCAGTGCAAACGCAGCTAGTGTAAATCTTTCTCTTGTTGATATTCTAGATTCGATTACTGTTAAAACTGATAGAGAAGATACAGATGGAACACCATATAACGGAAGTAAATCTAATGTCGTATATGATAGTTCTCTCGGTGGATTAAAACTTACAGATCCAACTGCAAATGCTACTGGCACTTATGATTTTGTAGATACTCTTGATCTTGGTGCTACATTCTCACTTGTCTTAAAAAGACATTTTCAAGGAGTTGGTTTTTATACAGGAGATCAATTTGATAACAGAACAGATAATATAGATACGTGGACAGATTTCGATGGAACTGTTGCTAATGACGCTAACGCAAAGATAGCTGTAAGAACTACAGTTGATAATCCCAGTAGTTCACCAACATATTCAGATTTTAATGATTTTGCTAATGGTACGTTTAAGGGCAGAGGATTTCAATTTAGGATTACTTTAGATACAGCAGACACAGCACAGAATATGAATCTTCAACAAGCAGGATATACAGCAACTATGCCATCAAGAACTGAACAATCATCTGTTATTGCATCTGGAGCAGGAGCAAAAGCTGTTACATTTACAGCACCATTTTTTGTTGGAACGTCTGCACTTGGCAATCTAAATAGCTTTTTACCTTCTGTTAATATCTCTCCACAAAACATGGCAACAGGAGATTATTTTGAACTTAGCAGTATAACTGGAACTGGCTTTACAGTTCACTTCAAGAACTCAAGTAATGCTAGTATTGATAGGAACTTTACCTACAGTGCTGTTGGTTTCGGCAAAGGAGGGTAACATGGAGGAAAATAGTATTTAACTGTGGCTGACGTAACAAACTACACTATTGAAAATGCTTCTGGAGCCAACGTAAGAACTGACTTAAACTCTGTTTTTGCTGCGATCCAATCGAGTAATTCAAAGTCATCTGATTTAGCTTCAAGTCAGTGCGTAGCTGGTATGCCTTTTCTTAATACCACTTCAAATATTTTAAAAATAAGAAATTCTAGTAATAATGCTTTTACTGAAATAGGAAACATAGACTCAGCAAACTTAGGTTTACTTCCTGTAGCTGGTGGCACAATGACAGGAGTTTTAAAAATTGATGATTCCAATAGTTTTTCCACTCCAGCTTTATCCTTTGATACAGACCCAGACACAGGATTATTTAGAAAATCTGCTAATAAAATTGGTTTAAGTGCAGGTGGCGAAGAACAGATGTTTTTTGATGCAGATGGTATTACTTTAAATCTGCAAAATGAAATAAGATTTTCTGATGCAGCAGGTGGTGAATATTTAGGATTAAAAGCACCCACCACTATATCCAATAGTTTTACTTTAACTTTACCTGCTACAGATACTTTAGTTGCAGGATATGCTCTAGTATCAGATGGATCAGGAACTTTAAGTTGGGGTGTAGCTGGTGGAGCTAGTCAAGGTATGTTTTGGGAAAACAATCAAACTGTTACTAGTAATTACACAATTACAGATGGAAAGAATGCTGGTAGCTTTGGTCCTATAGAAATTCAAAACGGAGTAACAGTTACAGTTGGCTCTGGAGAGACATGGACAGTAGTATAACTATGTATATAATAGATTCATGAGCCAATTAAAAGTTGACAGTATAGTTCCAAGAGGTGGTTTAGCATCTGGTTTTAGCGGTGGAATAATACAAACTGTGCAAAGTGTAAAAACAGACACTATGTCTGAGAGCATTTCTGCGGGAGGAACTAGCAGTTCTATAATTTCACTTTCCATAACACCAACTGCCACAAGTAGTAAAATTTTAGTTATTGCAGATTTATCAGCATCATTTAGCGATACTGGTGTTTATATGAAATTATTTAGAGGCAGTACACAAATTGCACTAGGAGATTCTGCAAGTAATCGTCAACGAGTAAGTGCTCATTTATTAACAGATCAAAGTTTTGTTATGAGTACTTGTAGTTGTCATTTTCTAGACGCACCCTCAACAACGAGCAGCACCACATATCATTTGAAGGCTGGCCACCCATCTCCAAGTACAACAACTGTTTTTTTTAATAGAAGTAACGATGACTCAAATGCGGTTCAAATACCAAGAGGAATTTCAACTCTTATGCTTATGGAGGTAACTGCATAATGAATTTAGATCACCCGGCAATTTGGAAGGCTTACGAAGGCACAGTTTCAAAAATTGATGATTCAATTGGTGCTTTTGATAAAGATGGAAATAAAATAGACTTAGATCAATCAAAAATTGACGCAGCAAGAGTTGAATTAGATAAATTACAATACAGATTTGATAGAGTTGCAGGTGTTACAAAATATGCTTCTATCGGAGATCAACTTGGTATGTTGTATGACGATATGGTTGCTGGTAAACTTGATACAACTGGAACGTGGGCAACCCACATCAAAGCAGTTAAAGACGCTAATCCAAAACCATGAGTACATTATCTGTCGCAACAATTAAAAGTGCATCTTCCGCAGCACCAGTATTTCAGAATAGTTCTGGTACAGAAAAAGGACAGCTAACAAAGGCTTGGTGCTTATTTCAAGGAAGTGGAACTGTATCAATTACTAATAGTTTTAATGTTTCATCTATAACAGATAATGCAACTGGTAGATATCAAGTTAATTTTACAAATGCTTTTTCTAATGCAAATTATATAATGTCAGGTTCACATAATAATTTCAGTAATGGAGTTTCTTGTGTAGGAGAAAATGGTTCAACTGGATTTACTACGAGTGCTGCTGGAATATCAACAACAGTTGACAATTCTCATACCGATCCAGCAAGAGTTAGAGTTATGTTTATAGGAGATAATTAATGTCAACACTTAAAGTTAATACAATTCAAAATACAAGTGGTGGATCTAGTTCCACCCCTGAACAAATAGAACAGGGTCGTGCAAAGGCTTGGATACACTTTGATGGACAAGATACTGTAGCTATTAGAGATAGTTTTAATGTCAGCACTCTTACAGATAATGGTACAGGAGATTACACAATAAGTTTTACTACTGCAATGGC